TCAAAGGCTATTTAGTTTATCAATTACTTGTTGTTTGGCTCTTTTTGTTACATGGTTATAAATAGACAGAGTTGTGTTTGCATCAGAATGCCCTACACGCTCCATAATGGCTTTAAGAGGTACGCCTAATTCAGATAATAGTGAAACGTGGCTATGTCTGAATATATGTGAGGATAGACTTTTTTCTAATTCCAACTCTTCCTCTACTTTATGGAGTATAGCGTTAAATGAGTGCAGCGCAAGCGGAGTGCCACTTGTAGATATAAATATATATTGATCGGGATCTGTGGGTCTACCTGCAAGAATATTGTCAGCTATCACACTTTCAATCAATTCTTTTGCACGATTGGGTAATTGCACTTCACGTTGCGAATAAGTATTTTTTGGAGTTGTTTTTATAGCATTATCCATTTTCACAGATGTGTAATCTAAGGTCCCATTAATGGAAATTTTCCCATCCTCATAGTCCTTCATTTGCAAAGCTAGCAATTCCCCATATCTCAAACCAGTTAAATATAGAAACTCAGCTATTATGCCGTGTAGTTTTCTGCGAGGATTGGAGTATAGCTGTTTCAGTATTTGATCAATTTCTTCTTTCTCCAGATATTTTTTATTCATAGAAAGCCTTCTTTTTTCTTCTTCCACTTTTTTAGGATGGATTTTAACTGCTAGCGCAGGGTTTCTTTGAATGTATTTTCTATCGATTGCATAGTTTAGCATAACAGATAGAGTTGTTTTTGTTTGTTTTGTGTAGTTCAGTGAGAGGTCACCAAACGTATACATATCTTCAATTATCTTATTAATGAGTGTCTCATCAATGTTTCTAACGATCGTATCATCGCTTATGTGCTTAGAAACATGTTTCATCATCATTGGAACCTTCAAATAGCTAGTACGTTTAACATGCTGCTTATAATATTCATACCATTCTTTATACAACTCACCAAAAGTGATATCTGATTTATTGTAATCTTCGAGTGCTTCTTTAATTTTTTTATCTAGAATTTTCTGAGCTTTTTTCCACGCTTGTGGTGAATTACTTGTAAGTGTTGTAGATTTTTTCCGTGTTTTTTCTGTATAAGGATCTACATATCTTTCAATAAACTTGAATCGCCCATCTTTGGTTTGTTCAACCCACACTTTTAACATCTCCTATCATTTGCTATAATAGGCATAACAAATAGACCTATATAGGTTTGTTTTCTAAAAGCACGCTCTTACTCTGGACGGTGGGGCGTGTTTTATTATTACTTAATTTCTTTAATGTATTTTTGGTATTGTTTTTTAGAAACTTCAAACTTATTATCACAGGCTTTACACGTCACGCTATAATTTTTTTGTAATAAAGGAACAAAAAAAGATAATAGCATCATTATTCCTCCTAAAGGAATCATTATTAACCATCCAATTATAGGAATCCAAAAGCCGAAACTTAGAAGCATTAGTCCTATAAAAAAAAGCATACAACCATTTGATCTAGGGGACGTTACAGAAACTCTGTTACTGCCACAATTTTTACATGTAATAATATGTTGACCTAAATTTTTTTCCATCCTAACTCTCCATTTCTATGGTAAAATAGATTTGACTTTTTAAATGAAGTCGCTCTCATAAGTCCGTGTTGCAGCACGGGCTTTTTTTACTGTGCATAAGAGTATTTTTTCTTGAAATATGACTGGCAAACATTAAAACATTCTGTTCTTAACTTATTATTGATAGAGTAGAACTTCATGAAATTTTCTAATTTGAACTGAGTTTCATCAGTCAGTTCGTTCTCAATAAAGATATTTAGTAAAATCATAATTGCAATTTTATCAGCTTCAGTTTCGAATTTTGAATGAAAAGTTGTAGAGTTATCGTACAGTACTGAATATTCAAAATGTGAAGCAATGAAATGACCGAGCTCGTGGGCTAAATGAAAAGCTTCAGAACTGTCTTCGTGTAGTTTTTCATTCAAAAATACTATTCTTGGTTTTGGATAATAAAAACCTGGTTCTTCCATTTCCATATAGATCAATTTTAAATTATACTCACTCAGCATTTCTTTCAACTTTAAATACATACAAACCATCACTCCAACTATTCATTTTCCTCTAAAGCTTTAGCAATTGCAATCGCTTTACGCATTGTCTCCTTAGATATTTCTTTTCCGTCAAAAGAAAAAACAGTATCGTCTTCTGATAAATCCACATGTTTAGGGGCCTCTTTTTTCTCTCTTCCTAGAAGATAGTCTATAGAAACACCAAAATAATCTGACACTTTTGCCAAACCTTCGGAGTTTGGTGATACTGATTTCCATTTACTGAAATATCCATTTGAATATCCCAATCTTTTTTCTAATTCTCTTACAGATATTCCGTTTTGCTTTGTTAATTCTTTTATTTTTTCGTATGGATTCATTGATATGTCAACCTTTCTAGACTGACAAGAAAAAATATAGAATAAAACTCTATTTACCTATTGACAAATTAGAGTTAAAACTCTATACTTGTTCTTGTAAACAAATTTAACAACTAAAAAGACAACAAAAAACACTTTTGATTATTAAACGCCAACCGCCAAGAAAGCTTTTAAAATCAATGTTTATATGTCTTATTTAACTATGTACAAAGTATAGAATAAAACTCTATGCTTTGTCAATCAAATTTAGAAAATAGTTGTTAAATTTGTTTACGAATATAAAAGAAAGGAGAGAAATAGATGGAAAATAAAAAAACCGAATTAATAACTGTAGAAATAATCGGAATTGATGATGCAACAAAAAAAGCTGAAAGATATATTGAGTTATTAAAAGAAGCCAAAACGTTGGCAGACGAATTGGCTTCAAAGGAATTTGAAATTGAGATTAAGCAGGACTAAACCTTGCCTTTGAAATCAATTTCAGCTCCGCAATATTTACACTTGTTTTTTCCATTAGATATTTTAATTTTTTTACCACAGGAAGGACAAGTATAATCGACGCCCTTTTTTAAAATCTTGTTTGCTTCGGATTTTATGATTTTTTCAAGGTCGCCACTGATTTTAACACTGGTTTTTCTACTCATAGATCCACCTCACTTTCTACAGTGAGTATACCAGAGAAGGAGGTAACAACATGAAAATTAGCATTGAAGCAAAGCCACAAGAAATAGCAGAATTGCTCCAAGCTATTGGAAGTAGCAAGGAGCACACTAAACGCAAACATCCAGAATCGAAAATAGAATATGATCCGCAGACGGGTGAAGGAAAGCTTATTCCTCAAAATAAATAATAACCTTCTTGCTTCGTACCGGTATTGTCTGATTGAATTTACGGTTCGAATAGATAGTTAAAAACTCACTATCACGAGCAACGCATATTACAGTATCATCTTCGAATTCTTGAAGAATCATATCGTGGTTGAAAGTAAATAATGTACGAGTTTTATCTGGCGCCTCAATTTTGAATTCATTTACGAACTCTATGGGCAATTCAGACTGGAAATCCAATTTATAGTCTTTCAAAGTTGCCACCTCCTTATCAATTATTTCAGCCTGTCACACTGATAAGGAAATTATACCAAAGAAAGGAATGAAAAAATGAACACACCACAAATTTTCAATTTCGAACAAAACGAAGTTCGGACGTTTCTAGAAAATGACATTCCGTATTTCGTAGCAAATGATGTCGCTAAAACATTAGGATACAAAAACCCGAGCGATGCTACTAATAAACATTGTAAAAAAGCCGTAAAAACATGGGGTAGCGATTCGCTAGGTCGTCGCCAATCTTTCAAAGTTATTCCAGAATCAGATGTTTACCGCTTGATTATCAAATCGAACTTACCAAGCGCTGAAAAATTTGAGGCTTGGGTAATGGAAGAAGTCCTTCCAACAATCAGAAAAACAGGTAGCTATTCAAATGTACCTCAAAGTTTTGCACAAGCATTGCGTTTAGCAGCAGATTTAGAAGAAAAGAACCAATTACTCGAACAACAAATTGCCGAGTACGAACCAAAGATTAGCTACTTAGATACGATTCTTTCATCGACAGATACGGTAGCGACTTCTCAAATTGCAGCTGATTACGGAATGTCGGCAATTGCTCTAAACAAATTGCTTAACGAGTTAGGTGTTCAACATAAAGTTAGCGGACAATGGATACTTTACCGAAAACATATGAACCAAGGATACACAAAATCGCACACAAGTGAGATTCCGAAAGCCGATGGCGGCACTAAAGTTGTAATGAATACCAAATGGACACAGAAAGGGCGAGTGTTTATTTACAACTTATTAATCGCAGAGGGCTATTACCCTCAAATGGATTTAGAGGAAATTTGTTAGAAAGGAGTTTTAGTATGACTGACATTGCAGAAATCACTCAACGAGATAGAGAAAAAATCAAAGAATATGTCGAAAGTTCGAAGTTCTTAACTTACACCATGCTTGCTGAAAGATTTGGAATTAGTAAAAGCTATTTATCTTTAATTTTAAACGGTAAAAAGACTTCTGCAGAAGCAAACAGAATTATAGATTCGATTATCACTATGTACGAATTGTAGAGGAGGAAAACGAAATGAAAAAACCAACGCTTTCGGAGTTGATAGAAGCTACTGAGAAGGCAGCAAACCCAGACGATTGGTATCGTCAAAGTTTGATCTTGGAGAAGTTCCACGGCATGTCAAAAACTACTTTAGTTGAATACTGCAAGGAAATGGAAACAATTCCTGAATTTTCAGAAGGAATTGTTCGTCCAGGACATTCAACCACATTTATTCATTACCATACTTTTATTTGGTTTTTAAAATGGAAAGACGCAAATAAATATCGTGTAAAAATATTGTCTCCTTCAGATGTTTTGAAGGAAGCAAGTTGATTATTTTCAGAGTAAAAAGTAAACAAAAATATTAGGAGGAAAATTTGATGAAGATTACAGTACCAGATGAATTGATAGCAGATGAGTTGACAGAACAAATAGTAAGAAAGGTTTTAGATGCACTTGATGAACGACTGAAGGTAATGAACAAGTCAGTGGAGCTTCCTCCGTATCCAAACAAATCAGAGGTGAAAAAAATTTTAGGCATTGGTGATGACAAATTAACACATTGGATAAACCTAGGCTTAAAAACACAGCAGTGGAGCAAGTTAGACATCAGAATTGAACGATCGGAACTCCAAAGATTTTTGAAAGAAAACTTTGAGTTCTAAAGGCAAAGGAGAATGATTTTATGTCCTACACATTGCAACAAGAACATCAAATTCTCCGTTTGATTAAACAACGCAGGAAGCAATTACAAGATGACCGTGCAGCTCTTAGAAAAGCCGATGAGCTATCAGATAGACAAGCTGAACTAATTGCTTCTGAACTTGAGGATTTGAGAATGCTAGAAATAAAAAATAGGGAGATTAGATTGTGAAGAAGACAGACACACTTTTTATAGGATTCATTTTGGGGTTATTAGTGATTGTAGCGCACCAAAGTATTATCGGGGGAAGCTTGTTCGCAGCATTGATGGTTTTAATCAATCTGCTTGATTCAAAAGAAAGGAGCAACTATGGCACGAGAAGAAGCGCTAAAAATCGGTAAAGTAATTGCTGATAATTGGTGGGCAAATAGCCGTCCTATTATTTTAAGCAAGCAACATATCGAAAAGCAAAAAGCATGGCAACAAATAAAAAAGTGACTCCGCCGGCAAGCATAGAGTCACAAAGAAAATACATCTAAGGAGATTTTAACATATGGAAAATGAACTTTCCACTCTAGATCAATATTTGACTGATCCTAGTTGGGGCAAATCGAATGTCAAGGAAACAAATAATCGAAAAATCAGACGTAATCTTCTGACAGATGAAGAACTAGCATGTGATCAAGACGATTTGGGAAATTTTGTGAGTATTTGGGATCATGTCTATCTTATCCATTTATCGAGGAAGTCCAAAAAACCTGAATATATCTATGTCATCGAAGATGGCTTGATTGATGCGCTAGAAGAGTATGACAGAGATAACTTGATTGATATCTCTTATTACGGACCAGGTAAGAAATACATTGCTGAAATGGAGGCAGAATTTGATGAGTGAAGGAACGAAACGCAACGATAACAAATTATTCAATAGTCTGTACAAGATAACCGTCAATGATGTTGTTGAAAAAAGAAACAAACTAACTTATCTGTCCTGGGCATGGGCATGGGCAGAAGTCAGCAAAATCTGCGAAGAAGTAGACTACGAAATCTATCGTGATCCAGAAACGCATCGTCCATACCTCTTTGATGAAAAAACAGGCTATATGGTTTTTACCAGTATCACAGTCAACGGAGTAAAGCGTGACATGTGGTTACCAGTCATGGATGGTGCAAACAAGGCAATGAAAGATGAGCCATATACCTACGAAGTCAATGATTATCAGTGGAATAACGAAACGAAGAAAAAAGAGATTGTTGGAAAAATCGAAAAGCGAGTTGAAGCAGCAACTATGTTTGATATCAACAAAACGATCATGCGCTGTCTTGTAAAAAATCTAGCAATGTTTGGGCTAGGGCTATATATATTTGCTGGCGAAGATATGCCAGAAGATGTCTCGATGCTTGAACCAGCTACTCAAAGAAGCAAAAAGCTATTCTTGGATGCTTTACAACTGGTTGCTAACAAGTACGAAAAATCAATTGATGAAGCAATTGTTGCATTGACTGATGCGGCTTCTATAACCGCTGATGACAGTAAATGGACCAAGAGAGACTTGGGCATTCTAAAACGAGGCGTTAACTGGCTTGAAGATCAGTACAGAGAAGAAACAAAAGAGAAGTGATATGAGTGTTTAAACCATTAATCGATTCATATTCAGCGGTTCTGAAAAAGTTCAAAGGAAAAGACATAGGTGCAACGATCAATGAAGAAGTGAACATTGATCGACTAAAGACGATGTATGACGGCTACGATGGCGATCGAGTCATTGAAATTCGTTTTATTGATCCTAGACGTTTCACCGTACAGCAACGAAACTTCATCTATGCGCTGATAGGCGATATTTTCATCGATACAGGCATGCCAACGGACTTCTGGAAGGAATTCTTCTACTTCCGTTTTGAAGGTGTCACAGGGCGCAAAATAAGCCTCAAAGACGAATCGAGCACAACCGTGAGTGATGCCAATATCTTAGCGAATATCATCCTAGATTTTATCTTTGAACATCATATTCCTTTCAAAGAAGGCTATGAGATTTTACCAGCGAATCAAGAATATTACTTCTACAAATGCATCACAAAAAGAGTCTGCTGCATCTGTGGCAAAACAGGAGCTGATATTGATCACTTTGACAAAGCGCTAGGAAGACGAAAGCGAAAAGAAGTTGATCATTCAGAGTACACATTTGCAGCACTCTGCAGAATCCATCACACAGAGAAGCACAAGATAGGTGTGATCAATTTCAAAAATAAGTATCAAATCAAAGGGATCAAGTTAAACCAGGAAACAATTAAAAAGTTAAGGATAGGAGGATAAATTTGGCTGAGATAAGTTGGATCAAACTTAAAACTACTATGTTTGACGATGAAAAAATACGATTAATCCAAGCTGTTCCTGAGTCGGATGCCATCATCGTTATATGGATTCGATTACTAGTTTTAGCAGGAAAGACTAACGACGATGGCCTGATATATATCCAGAGGAACATGCCTTATACCGAAGAAATGCTTGCTACATTGTTCGGCAAAAACGTAAATACGGTTCGCCTAGCGCTAACTACATTGGCAAATTTCAACATGATTGATCTAGGCAGTGATGGACTAATTGCCATCAGTAATTGGGAAAAACATCAAAATATCGAGGGTATGGATAAAGTAAGGCTAAAAAATGCTGAAAGAAACCGTAAATACAGGGAAAGAAAGAGACAGGAACGTCTCAAATTGGAAAATGACGTTAGCGTGACGTCACGTGACGGTACAGATAAAGATATAGAAGAAGATAAAGATATAGATAAAGAAGAAAAGAAAGGTAAGCATTCTGACGAACACTTACGCCTTGCTAAAAAATTGCAAAGTAATTTAACTGAAGATTTTCCAAAAGAAATGAACAAAGTAGATATCGAAAAATGGGCAGACACAATCAGGTTGATGGAAGAAAGAGATAAAGCATCTATAGAAGCGATTGAGTATGTGATCAATTGGCTACCTACAAATGAATTTTGGTTTGGAAATATTAGAAGTGCTAAGAAATTGAGAGAAAAATTTGAGAAGCTCAAATTCGAAATCAAAGCAGATAAGAAGAATCATAAAAAGCAAAGTCAAAAACTACAGTACAGCAATCCTAGTGAATATGACGACTTGCCAATTTAAAAAGGAGATGCATCACATGGAAAGCCTAGCAAATGCTATGGAGAAACTAATAAGAAGAGTATTAGTGCAAAGCGGAAAATGTCCAGAATGTAGCGAACCTTTGTATAGTTGGCGAGCTAAAAATAAGGATGGTTCAGAACGTTGTAAACCAACATGCATGAGTTGTGGTTATAAAGCGTTACGTGTGAAAGAGGATATACAGACCGAACGGATATATAACGACAGCTTAAAAGCACGAGCGTTGAGTTTTTTTCAAAATGGTTCGGTATTAACAGATAAAACCTTGTTTAAATGCAAAATGGAGAATTATCACGTAGTGGACCAAGAAACGAAAATTGCTTTAGAAAGAGCTAAAAGCTTTGTAAATGATGTCTTACTGAACCATCCTGCACATTTCATTCTATCAGGGAAATCAGGAAGCGGGAAAAGCCACTTGTCAATGGCGACAGCTTGGGAAATACTTGAGCGCTCAAATTATGACAAGAAAATACTTTTTATAAGCTATCAAGAGTTATTAGAGCAAATAAAGTTTTCTTATAACAATGCTGAACTGAGAAAAGAAATTGAAGGATCGCTTATAGCCGATATTAAAACAACTGATTTGGTGATTTTTGACGATATTGGAGCTGAATTAGGTAGCGGGGTATCAAATAGTAGGCAGTTTACAAACAACACGTTAAACACGCTCTTAGAAGCCAGACAGAACAAGGCAACGATCATCACAACAAACTTGTCTGGTCCTGAACTAAGAGAAGCCTACGGCGAAAGAATTGTTTCTAGGATATTTAAAAATTCAGAAGGTTATGCGCTGAAATTCCAACAAACAGCAGACAAGCGCATAAAACCAGTGAAAGGTAGTATCGCATGAATAAATACCGTAATAAAAAAACTGTTCATCGAGGTATCAAGTTCGATTCTATCGCAGAAGCAGAGTACTACGATCTAGCCTTATGGCAAGCTGAAGCGAACGGCTGGAAAGTAAAACTTCAGGAACGATTTGAGCTGATGCCGAAATTTGAACTAGACGGAAAGAAGTATCGCAAGATCGAGTATATTCCCGACTTCACATTTTATAAAAACGGCAAACTTGTCAAAGTCGTAGATGTCAAAGGAATGCAGACAAAAGACTTTAAGATCAAGGCAAAGTTGTTCTGTCATCAATATCAAGTGCCGTTGATATTAGCTAAAAAATATCGGAATACGTTCAAGGAAGAGCGTTTTTAACGAGGTGGTCCATCATGACAACAGAAGAAGTGATTCAAATGCGAATTCGAAGCATTCAACGTGAAATTGACGAACTGGAGCGGACAAAGGCAGTAATGGTCAATGAAACGGCGAAAAAGGCAATTGATTTGCACATAGAGAATTTAAGAAGGGAAATTCGTAGATTGGAGGAATGAGCGTGGATAAGAAAGCAGCAATGAAACGAATCATCGAACTGACACATTCTGAGAATTGGCAAGAAGACAAAGAAATAGTTGCAGAAGTCCAAAAGATCGGTAAATCAATGTGGACTGAAAAGCCTAAACGGAAAACGCCGAGAAGAATTGCAATCTGGCATGGTGATCGAATTCTAGTAACAGGTACTGCTGAACAGTTATCTGAAATTACTGGATTAAGCAAAAACATCATCTGGGATAGAGCTAGGAGCTTATGGATTGATTCAAAAGGGCGACAGTTTAGGTATGTGGAGGAGAAAAAATGAACGAACTAATCACAAAAGTAGAGAAGTGGGCAAAAGATAAGGGATTGGATCATGCGGATCCAAAAGCACAGTTTTTGAAAGTAGCTGAGGAATTCGGGGAAATCGCTTCAGCAATGGCAAGAAGTAATGATGAGCTATTTAAAGATAGCGTAGGAGACGTAATCGTCACTCTGATTATCCTTTCCATGCAAAAAGGGACAAACGTACAAGAGTGTTTAGAAATGGCGTACAACGAAATCAAAGGACGAACAGGCCAAATGGTAGATGGTGTATTCGTGAAGTCGAGTGATTTGGAGGATAGCAAATGATACCGAAGTTTAGAGCATATTCAAAAGAAGAAAATGAAATGTACTATCCGCATAATGATAAAAATGTGGATTGGACAATAGACGATGAAACAGGCTTTATTGCTCCGCTTGTAAATTTAGGCGGCGGCATGTGGGGAATGATTGACAAGTACGAACTCATGCAGTCCACAGGGCTGAAAGATAAGAATGGCGTAGAAATATTTGAATGGGATGTAGTATTAGTCAGCGTACAAAACGGATTCGATTACTTAGATAATAAAGTTTGTGTTGTCAAAAATTCAATAGGACATTCGGGATTAGTGTGTGCCACTGTTGATGAAGATTTAGAGTATCGAATTTTTAACACAGAGCTGTTTGAAGAATACATGTACGAAGTCATCGGAAATATATACGAGAATAGCGAGTTATTGGAGGAACAGTAATGAAAGACTGGTTAGAAGAAGCAAGCGTCTTAGTTGGCTGTTTCATAAACTGTGCGTTTATATCTGTAATTATTGCACTGGTGGGATTTGTATCATTGAAAGTGATTATATTGCTTTGGCAGTTAATTTTTTAGGAGGAACAGCGATGAATAAACAGGAATTGATTGATGAATTAGCTAAATATGTAAAGAGTTATGAGAACGTTATGGATGAGCATGGTCAAGGAAGGTACGGCGCTTATGAAGTATCTTTAAAGTTGGTGAAAAGACTAAATGAATCAAAAATTACAGACGAACAAGCTTGGAATAAGGTAGCTGAGGCTTATCCTGAATCGGCACAAAGCTTGAGAAACACTTTAGATAATGCTGTATTTGGTAAGACTGGTGAACATCAGAAACCAGTGGTGCCGAAGTTTGTGGCGGAATGGATAGAATACGCTAAAAAGAAAGGCGATAGTCTAGCTATTTCATTCAAGCCGTGGAACCTCTACGGTGTTGAGTATAGCAAGGCTGATAGATGGATTGAAGATAATCAAGAAACGTTTGCTCGTGCTTGGATAGACGGCTACGAGGTCGAGAAAGAGCCGTTGTATTATGTGAGACTACCATATGAAGTTTGGGATGAAGAGGCAGCGGGGCTTAAAACAGAGTATGTGTATCTACATTATGAGATCACAAGTGATGAAACTAGAATATTTCCTACAAAAGAACCTAGAAAAGGTTTTGTCGCAAAATTAGATGAACTTACGATTAAATCAGCAGATGAAAACTACTGGCCGTTTGCTGTGCCAGTCGAGAAAGTGTAGGTTCAATCGGATGATCAAAAAAATAAAAACTTTGATCGATGGTTTTCTGCTAGAAAGAAAACTCGTTAAGGTTAGAGAATTAATAAAGATTCATATAGATAGCGGTGAACGTTCAATGTATTGGGTCGCCACTGATAGCGAAAAGCAGAATGTTATGAACATGATCAGATTTTTTGAGATTGCATTCGAAGATGGATATTTTGCGACTGGTGAGTATTTTGATGCTTCTTCATGGATGTCTTCGAATCCAGAAGAAGTGTGGCAAATTTATTTGGAAATGAAAGAGGTGGCGGAAGGATGAGCAGACATCTAATGCTCCATATACCAGACGGAACAAAGGCAATTGCAATTAGTATTGTTGCTGAACGAAAAGATGGTGGTTTGGCATTGACCACAAAAGGTATTGATACCAAACAGATTTTAGAAGGCAGAGATGTCGAGATAGAGATCAATGAGGAGGAAGCGGAATGAAACTAAAAGACGGATTTTACGCTAGCAGTCACGGTATCGGTGGTTTAATGCTAGATATGCCGACAAAGAACCCTAAAACACGTAAGAAACCAAAAGTCAAAGTCGGTGACATGGTTCGCTGCGAAGCAGAGGAGTTCATCTATCCGTTTCGTGGATATGTAGAGCATCTCTATAATCACTCAGCAATCATTCGTATTGAAAACACGATGAAATGTGACAAGTGGTTAGCGAAAAGTAAAGAGAATTTAGCAGTGGTGAGATTGGTGGATATGGAGGTTATAAACAATGAAATTTAAAATCTTTGAAGAGGACACTCGTTATAAATTAGAAAAAGAATTAAACGATTTTGCGAAAAACAATGGGATTCAGCATATATCTTTAGCAACTTCTAAGAGAGGTTATGCAAATTACTATGCAGCTGTTGTGAGCTATGTAAGTCGAGAAGTGTAACTCGGCAAATAAAAAAGCCGGATCGCTCCGACTGATGTAATAAATCCGACAAGTTTATTATATCACATAAAGGAGCGGTTTGACTTGATGCAATTGTTACGAGAGGTAGATTTCAAACAGACAAGATGTAATGCGAGAGATGTGCTGAAGAACTTTCGGCGTTTGGAGCGGATGGCAGGTCGCTCTTTGATAGATATTAAGTCGCCGATTATTACGGATATGCCGAAGGCACCGAAGCACGGCAATAAGGCAGAAGACGCGATCATTCAGATGATGGATATAGAAGCGGAGAGAGACGCGATTTTAGCAGCCTTGATGGCTCTTAGTCTGATTAGTCGTCAGATACTCTACTACAGCTTCTGTGACGTAAACAAGCACTCTAATTATGAAATAGGGCAATTGATACGAGGATACGGAGAGAAAAATGTAGAGAAGCTGAAATCTATCGCGCTGATCGAATTTGCTGAAGCATACAAAAAAGGCGTGTTAGTTCAGTATCGTTGATTTTGTAGGGTTTTTGTAGGGATAGTGTAGGGTTTTTGAGTGTTTTAACGTGATATTATGATAGTGTCGAAAGATTAGTGATAGGTCTGAGACAAAATAAAATGTAAGGGAGGAAATCTCCCTCATCGTTTAATTAAGCTTCGATAGACAGCAGCGGAAATATTAAGAATAAGGATGTGAATTTCAACTCCTTCTGATTGTTCTTATTATCTATCATCCGTTGCTGTCTATTGTTATTATGTCACTGTGGCGGAAAGGGTAGACGCTATATCTGGTAGGTATGCTTGAAGACCAGAGAGACAAGAGCTAAGCGCAACCATGCAAGGTTCGATTCCTTGCCAGTGACTTGGGCAACCGAGGCATGGCGGTTTAAAAACATAGGGATGCGCAATTTCGTACGCGTTTTGTGCATCGTGTAGGTTGCTATTACATATGAGATCACTCATCGAGTGGTCTTTTTATTTTGCGTAAAGGAGGCTGCATAATGAGAAACTACTGGTATGTATCACTAACAAACCGATATCCTCAACCGAACACAGATGATCCAGTGAGGGTTGTCCAATCAGTCCAAATAAAAAAGAAGTACTCCATCATTGAAATGACCAGGGAAGCCACACCGAAAGAGGTTGATAAGTACAATCTTCGTTACTGTGGCCATGGATATTTTAGTGAGCAGAACATACAGACAAATATAAAAAAATATCATTAACATATAACAAAGGTGGTGATGGAAAATGAGTAAGTTGAATCCTAAGCAACAAGCCTTTGCTGATGAGTACATCATCACAGGCAATGCTTATCAGTCAGCACTGAAAGCTGGCTATAAAGAAAACTACGCTAAGAACGCACAAGAAAAATTGGTGGAAAAAGGTGGAAAAGTATCCGACTACATTCAAGAGAAGCTAAAAGAAGTTCAAACTAAGAGGCATTTAACAATGGAAGAAGCTTTGGCTATTACTGCTTCTATTGCAAAAGGAGAACCACAACGCTTTGAAGTTGTTAAGAGAGATCCTTATACAAACGAAATCATAGAACGTGAAGTGAGTGAATATTCAGCAGGTTTCAAAGAACGTAACCAGGCACTTGAGCATTATTATAAAATAAACGCAGCATTTGTAGATAAGCAGAAAGTTGAAATTTCTGAAATACCTACTTTCATTGATGATATAAGTAGTGATGATGATGGCTAAAAAACTATCTGAATTTCTTCCGCCGAAGTTTCATTCAGTATGGAGAGCAACTTTAAATCAAGACATTCTTAATATAGTTTGTAAAGGTGGCCGGGGGTCAGGAAAATCATCGGATATAGCGCATATCGTTACTCAGTTACTTATGAGATATGCAGTGAATGCTGTAGGTATACGTTATATTGATAATACACTTGAGCAATCTATTTACGAGCAAATGAAATGGGCAATTGAGAAGCAGGGAGTATCGCGCCTATTTAAGTTTAATAAGTCACCACTTAAAATTACCTATCTTCCAAGAGGAAATTATATGATATTTCGCGGTGCTCAAAACCCAGAACGAATCAAGTCTTTAAAAGATAGCAAGTTTCCATTTGCTATAGGTTGGATTGAAGAATTAGCAGAATTTAAAACAGAAGATGAAGTCACGACTATCACGAACTCCCTTTTACGTGGAGAATTAGATGATGGTCTTTTTTATAAGTTTTTTTACAGCTACAATCCACCTAAGAGAAAACAATCTTGGGTAAATAAAAAATATGAGACTTCTTTTCAACCGGACAATACTTTTATTCATCACTCGACCTATCGAGATAATCCATTCATCTCTAAGGAATTTCTGAAAGAAGTTGAGGCAACTAGAGAAAGGAATCCAAGAAGGGCTGAGTGGGAATATGATGGAAAAGCTGTGGGGTCAGGAGTTGTACCTTTTGATAATCTACAAGTTAAGAAAGGTTCTATTACAGATGATATGGTTGCTAACTTTGATAACATCCGCAACGGTTTGGACTATGGATATGCAACGGATCCTTTAGCGTTCGTCAGATGGCATTATGACAAAAAGAAAAACGGTATTTATGCAATCGATGAAATTTACGGCGTGAAGATCAGCAATCGAGAATTTGCAAACAAAGCTAAATCTAAAGGTTACCAAAATGAGGAGATATTTTCAGATAGCGCAGAGCCAAAGAGTAATGCCGAATTAGTTAATGAACATGGCATGAAAGGAATAAAAGGCGTGAAAAAAGGACCTGATTCTGTTGAGTACGGTGAACAGTGGCTAGATGATTTGGCTTTTATTTGTATTGATCCACTACGCACTCCGAATATTGCTAAGGAATTCGAGAACATCGACTATCAAACAGATCGTGATGGAAATCCTAAGCCAAGGTTAGAGGATAAAGATAACCATACGATTGATGCGACAAGATACGCCTTCAACGAAGACATGTGGGCCAAAAAGAAATCAACCGTTACTAAAGAGCAGCGGAACAAAATCAGAAGAATGTTTTAAGGAGTGTGAGAAATGGATAAGGTAAACGAATTTGAATACGGTGCTGATATACATTATTCGAACGACGTGAACACAAATTATGTAAAGTTTAGCGTAGAATCAAATCTTCACTATAGATTTAGCTCAGCAGAAGATTTACTTAACGATTCAGATACTTTAGCAGCAATGATAAAACATCATCATGAATATCAGGTAAAGCGGCTTAGTGTATTAGATGATTATTACAAAGCTAGAAATACAAATATCATGGATAACCGTAGACGTAGAGAAAAGGAAAAAGCGGATCATCGATCAGCACATAACTTTGGAAAAGTTCTTTGTACGTTTGATGTTGGGTACAACACAGGCAATCCTATAAAAGTGCAACTCGAGGACACAAATCAACAAAAAGAAATCGAAGAGTTTAATACTAATAATGACATAGATGGGTTAAATGCTGAACTCTGGCTTGATATGGATAAGTATGGGAGAGCCTATGAGATTATCTATCGAGATTCAGATGATACAGATTATGTTGATTTGGCTAATGTATTTGAAACGTTTGTTGTATATGATACTACAGTAAAACGAGAGCCTATTTTGGCTGTACGGTATCCTAAGACAAGATTCAACAAGGATGCTGATAAACAGTACATTCAACCAATCGTATACACAAAAGAAAAAAGTATCACTTATGATGAGACGACACTAACAGCAATTGAGTTAAAAAATCCCCAGGATGAACCGCATGAATATAAAGAGGTACCTATTACAGAGTATTCTCCTAATCGTTTTCGGATGGGCTTGTATGAAGATGTACTATCTTTGATTGATCTATACGATGCAGGGCAGTCTGATACCGCCAACTATATGACTGATCTAAACGATGCTCTCCTAGTTATTAGTGGTGATATTGAAGCAGCAGGACTATCCACAGAGGACGCCATCAAGCAGAAAGAAGCGAATATGCTTTTGCTTGAATCTGGAACTGATGTGAACGGTAATAAAACAAGTGTGACTGCAGGATATATTTACAAACAATATGATGTGAACGGTGTAGAAGCATACAAAGACAGAGTACGCAAGGATATCCACGAAATCTCAATGGTTCCTGATCTTACTGATGACAATTTTTCCGGAGTGCAATCAGGAGAAGCGATGAAATATAAATTATTTGGATTTGAACAAATGACGGCAACAAAGCAAAGGTTATTCAAAAAGGGTCTTATGCGGCGTTATCGTCTTTTATTTAGCCTAAAATCAAGTATTTCTGAAATGGATAACTCCGATTTGAAAGGCTTACGTGTAATATTTACGCCTAATCTACCTAAAGCCATTCTGGAAGAGTTGAAATCTTTGGTTGATGCTGGAGCTGAACTCAGTCAAGAGACGATCTTAGGACTCGCTTCTTTTGTTCCAGATGTACAGGCAGAGTTGAAACGAGTAAATAAAGAAACGCAAAAGCAGATTGGCATTTTTGATTCAGATGGTGAAGAAGTAATTAGCAACAAAAAAGATGAAACAGGGGAGTGATTAAATGAACTCCCAAGAATATTGGATCAAACGGGAAAAAGAATGGCAAAAGCAACAAATTAAAGATGATAAAAAGCGCATGGCAGAAATTAAAAGTCGCATGCAATACGCGCAAGATGCGATACAAAAAGAAATAGACGCGCAGTGGGATAGTTTTTCCAATGGTCAGAAAATCACTCGTAGCGAAGCGATGAAGCGTGCTAGTGAAATGGACGTCAAAGCATTCGCTCGCAAAGCAAAGAAGTATGTTAAAGAGAAAGATTTTTCTCCTACAGCAAACCAAGAATTAAAGCTATACAATCTTACGATGCGTGTAAATAGATTAGAGCTCTTAAAAGCTAATATCGGACTTGAACTGATTTCACTGTTTAATGAATTGGATAAGTACTTTTCGAATGAATTAACAAAAGCTGGTTTAGCTGAATTGAAGAGACAAGCCGGCATTTTAGAAATGACCATTGCTTCAAGTGGATATGCAAAGCTGATAGAACTAGTAATAAACAGCTCCTTTTTGAGTGATGACGTGTCTTTTAGTGATCGCTTATGGATGTATCAATCTGAATTGAAATCAGAATTAGATAGGTTGTTAGTCAGAAGTATAACGATGGGGAAAAATCCCAAGCAACTTGCATCTAAATTGGCAGAATATTTAACAGCTGAAGGACGAGAAAACACTAAGTTCAACACTCAACGTTTGATGGTGACTGAAACGACTAGAGTTCAGGTAGGAATCCAAAAACGAAGTTACAGAGATGCAGGCATTACCCAGTACATCTATATAGCAGAACCAACGGCGTGCAAACTATGTATACCGTTAAATAATCAAGTTTTTGATGTTGCCGATATGCAGCCAGGAAGTAACGCTCCTAATATGCATCCATTTTGTCGATGCAGTACAGCACCTTATATAGAACGAATATCAAGCCGTTAATACAAATTAACGGCTTTTTATTGTGCCTTCTTACAGCTTACAGGCGTTAAAGAGAAAGCTATTTTCGGCTGACCGGCGTAACTGGTCAAATTTATCGGGTAGCGGCGTAACCGTGGAGGATTAATCATGAAAAAACGTTTATTTATGCCAATGAACTTACAATTTTTTTCTGAACCAGGAGATGGTGGATCTGGTGATGAGGGACAACAAGGAAACCTACCAGCTGGCTCACAAGAGACACCGACCGAAGCAAAAGAAGAAAACAATACTGGCAAAACATTTTCTCGTGATGAAGTAGCGAAAATGATCGCTGCTGAGACGAATAAAGCAAAAGCAGCGTGGGAAAAAGAACTAGAAGCAAAAAAAGAAGAAGCTAAAAAGCTGGCAAAAATGAATGCGGAAGAAAAACTACAGCATGAGTTGGAACAAAAAGAAGCTGAAATCGCTGAATTAAAGCGTGGACAGGCACTATCTGAAATGACGAAAGAAGCTTCTAAAATGCTGACAGATGCAAATTTACCACACGATGATGATTTACTTGGTCTGATTGTTTCTGATGATGCAGATGCCACAAAACAAGCTGTAGCAGTCATCACTAACTTTGCTTCTTTGATTAAGAGAGAAAACGCAAGACAAACACCACCAAATGAAGGTGGACAATTTACAGCATCGAAAAATACTAAAGAAACAGTGGCTAAACTAGCTGCTAAAAATCGAATTATCAAATAGGAGGAAAACTTAATGAAAAAGAAACAACTTTTACCAATGAACTTGCAAATGTTTGCTCAAACATGGGATCCAGATAATGTCTTGGTATATGAAACGAAAGAGGGAAAAATTCCTGATAAATATAATACGCTCATTTTGAGTGAAGTTATGGAAAATTCTAAGATCATGCAGTTAGCAAAATACGAAGAAATGACTGACAAAGAAAAGAAATTTGAATACTTTGCAGAAGGACCAGGCGCATACTGGGTGGGTGAAGGTGAAAAAATTAAAACGTCTAAACCTAAATGGATGCAAGCTACGATGACTGCAAAAAAACTCGGTGTCATTCTTCCGGTTTCTCGTGAATATTTAAATTATAAATTATCAGATTTCTTTGAGGAGATGCAGCCAAAAATTGCTGAAGCTTTCTATAAAAAATTTGATGCAGCTGCCTTATTAAATAAAGAAAACCCATTTCCTCAGTCACTAGACGGATCAGTTATTAGTGCGGGGAATGTGGTTGAAGGCGGATTGACTTATGATAATATCCTAGCCTTAGAAGACAAATTAGCAGAAAATGAATTTGAACCTAATGCGTTTATTTCAAACCGAAAAAATCGTACAGAATTACGTTCTGCAGCTCAAACAGTAGGGTCAAATGTTGAGTTTATTTACGATCGCTCTGCTAATACAATTGACGGATTACCAGTAGTAGACCTTAAGTCTTTAGATAAAGGAACTCTTTACGCTGGAGACTTTAATTACATGTTTTATGGAATCCCATATAATATTTCATTTAAGATTTCTGAAGAAGCCCAATTGTCTACTTTAACTAATGAAGATGGAACCCCAGTTAACTTGTTTGAGCAAGAACTGATTGCTTTGCGTGCAACAATGGATGTTGGATTTATGATTGTAAAAGATGAAGCATTTGGGAAGATTTCCCCAAAAGCGTAACGCCTGCTACCGGTATTGTGCCAAATCAAAAGACATGGACCGGTAAAGTAGGCGATACTAAAACATTTACTATTTCAGCTGTGCCTGCAGATGCTAGCGATGCAGCTGCTGTTGTTGCAGCTACTACAGCAACTTCAAGTGATGGAGCTATCGCAACAGTGACCAAAAATGAAAATGGTGGTTTTGATGGAACGATTGCAGCAGAAGGGTCAGCAACATTCACATTTACTTCTGGAGAATTCACTACTTCAATCAATGTGACAGGTCAACCTGCTGGTTAGGAAGTAAAAATATGACGATTGCAGAGGATATTAAAAAACTTCTTAAAGGAACACTAGATGAAAAGCTTGAAGTTATTGAGCGAAGAACGAATGAGCGTATGAAAACCTTGTTAAATACGCAAGAAGTTCCTAAAGAATTTGAAACAGTTGTATATGAAGTATCGTTGAAAAGATTCAATAGAATTGGTCAAGAAGGTATGCAGTCATATTCTCAAGAAGGTTTATCTATGGCTTTTCCTGATTCGGATTTTTCAGAGTATCAAAATGAGATTGACGAATTTAAGCGTAAAGATCAGGAAGAGTTGTACAAACCAAAGCGAGGGAGGTTTAAATTTATATGAGATTTACAGATGAAATTATATTTGTTAAACGTTCATCTGACTCTAAATATGATCCAGATCTCGGTGAGTGGGTTGAAGGAAAACCAGAAAGAACAAGAACAGAGGCAAACGTGACAGATATTGGCACTGATAGAAGTGTGACTATTTTTGGTAGTGTGGAAGAAGGGGCGAAGGTCATTAGGACGCAGCCTCTTTTTTCTATCCCTACATTTGACTATATCGAGATTGAAGGAAAGACTTGGCAACAAAAAACAGCTAGAAATCCAGCATATAGAAATAGTTTAATTGTGCAAGAGGTGGTTCTTGATGAAGGCACAACTTGAATATAAAGGAATCGATCAGCTGATGCGACATCTGAAAAAAGCAGCAACGCTTAATGACGTTCAAAAAGTCGTGAAAAGTAATACTGCTGAAATGACTGAACGAATGCAAAAAGGTGCGCCAGTGGATACAGGTTACTTACGAAGATCAATAAACATGAATCTTTTAGAAGCTGGTTTAACTGGTATTGTAGGACCGACAGCAGATTATGCACCTTATGTAGAATATGGCACTCGATTTATGTCGGCACAGCCTTATGTTAGACCAGCGTTTAATTACCAAAAAGTCAAATTTATGGCTGAAATGAAAGCCTTGGTGAAATGATGATTAAGACAAGAGACCAGTCGATTTTTGATGAACTTTTTAAAATATCCCAAAACAAACTTGGATATAAAACATACGATTACAAAACTTTAGAGGATGTTGGTTATCCCTTTGTGGAATTTGAGAACACTCAGACCATCCATGAAGTAAATAAAACTGACATTAAAGGGTCTGTGATTGTGGTTTTATCCGTTTGGGGATTACAGAAGAAACGAAAGCAGGTGTCAGATATGGCATCTGCTCTTTTTAATGAAGCTAGATTTATAGAAGCCACAGAAGGCTATTATTGGGCTTTAAATTATCAAGCAAGTGGAATTCAAGTGATGGATGATACAACAACGAATACACCGCTAAAACGGGCGGTTGTCACACTTGAATTTAGAATTAGATAGGAGGAAGAACATGGAAGCATTAAAAGGTATTGATGTCATTTTGCTTTATCGCTTATTGAAAAAAGAAACTCAGGAAGCTGCTTGGAAAATGGCATTTCAAACAGAACACGAAAATGGTTTATCAAGAGATTCAGACTCTACAGTGACAAAAGACGGAAACGTTCAAAGTTTAAGCCCAGTTGAATATGATTTTTCGGCTACTTCAATAGTTGCTAAAGGAGATTCCCATGTAGATGAAATGAAACAAGCCTTATTAAATGGCGATATCATTGAAATTTGGGAAATCAACAAAGCAGAACAGGGAACAGATGATAATGCAAATAAGTACAAAGCTACTTATTACCAAGCATATGTGTCTGAATTTACTCCATCGGCTGCTGCAGAGGATAACGTTGAATTAAGTTTATCATTTGCAGTAAATGGTGTTGGTCAAGATGGTTATGCAACCTTGACAGAAGATCAAGCTGCTGTCGTTCAATATACATTCAAAGATACCGTGAAAGCAACTTCGACAGGAGCATAAGAGGGCTTAGATGCTCTCTTTTTTATTTTAGGAGGATGAAAAACATTGAAATTAAAAATTAAAGGTAAAGAATATTCGTTTAAATTTGGCACTAAATTTGTACGTGAATTAGACAAAGTGATGCCTTTCATCGATGGAAATATGGAATTCGGAATGGGACTCTCAGCAAAAGTCTTACCGGAATTACGTTCTTATAATGTCAACACGTTGTCACGAGTCTTAGAAATAGCAAATAGAACAGAAGAAGAAACTATTACGTTGGATGAAATGGATGATTACATCGATGAAGTTAAAGACATCGAAAAATTGTTTGATGAAGTCCTAAAAGAATTGGCGGAGTCGAACGCGGGAAAGTTAGCGGTCCGAAACCTGAATCAGAAATTGAAAGAAGCGGAAAAACAACAAGCGGAATAGATTCTGCACTGGCATACGAACAAATTCTTATCAATTCTTTTCGATATTTGGGAATGACCAATATCTCAGATATCGAAAGAATGACGTTATATGAATACAACATTCGTATGACTGCAGCCCAGTTATCTTGGCTTGACAAAGAAAAGTTGATTCACGAATTAGCGTGGGCAAATCAGCAAGTCCAAGCGGAGAAAAAAGTAGGCAAAAAGACAGTTCCTGTATATCGATCCTTTGAAGAATTCTTCAATTATCAAAAAATCGAAGATTCAATCATGGGAGTTTCCGAACTTTCAAAACAAGATAAAAAATTCCAAAGCTTACTAACTAAAGCTAACTCTTGAGGAAAGGAGGAGAATCATGGAACAATTTTCTGTTGAAGCCTTATTAAAAGCCACAGATAGTGGATTTGTAAAGACTTTTAAAGATGCGCAAGATGCTGTTAAGACTTTTGAAAAGAAATCAAATAGTATGACAACCGCTGTAGGTAAAGTGATGCAAGGTACTGGTGCCGCAATGACAAAGTATATTACCACTCCTCTTATAGGAGTAGGCGTAGCAGCTGCTAAAGTTGGTGGCGACTTCGAAGAACAAATGAGTCGTGTAAAAGCTATATCAGGAGCAACAGGCGACACATTTGAACAGATGAAACAGCAAGCAATCGATTTGGGTGCTAAGACAGCATTTAGCGCTAAGGAGTCAGCTGCTGGAATGGAAAACTTAGCTTCTGCTGGATTTAGCGCACAAGAAATCATGAAAGCAATGCCGGGTCTTTTAGACTTAGCAGCTGTATCTGGAGGGGATGTGGCTCTAGCTTCTGAAAATACTGCTACTGCTTTGAGAGGATTTGGTTTAGAAGCAAGCGAAGCAGGACATGTCGCTGATGTATTTGCTCGTGCTGCTGCGGACACCAATGTGGAAGTTGGAGACATGGGAGAAGCATTGAAGTATGTTGCTCCTGTAGCTAATTCAATGGGGATTTCTTTGGAAGAAACTGCAGCAGCTATTGGTATTATGAGTGACGCAGGCATTAAGGGTTCTCAAGCAGGTACAACGTTGCGAGGAGCATTGTCTAGGTTAGCAAGGCCAACAAAGGCTATGCAAGATACAATGGATAATTTAGGTGTTTCGTTTTATGATGCTGACGGTAAAATGAAACCTTTAAAAACTCAAGTAGAATTACTTAAAAAAGCTTTTGAAGGCCTGACGCCTGAACAACAACAAAATGCTTTAGTAACACTATATGGGCAAGAATCATTATCAGGGATGATGGCTTTGATTGATAAAGGACCTGATTCATTGGGCAAATTAACAAAATCTCTGAAAGATTCTGATGGCGCAGCTGACGATATGGCTCGGACCATGCAAGATAATATGAATTCTTCCATCGAGCAAATGTTTGGAGCTTTTGAGTCAGCAGCTATTGTAATTCAAAAGATTCTAGCACCATCCATCAAAAAAGTAGCAGATGCCATATCCGGCTTAGTAGAAAAATTTGTAAGTGCTCCAGAATCTACTCAAAAGTTGATAGTTGCTATAGGACTCATAGTTGCTGCTATAGGACCGTTAATTTTTATGATTGGTTCAGTAATTATATGGATCAATAGGGTGAAAGTAGCTTTAGCTTTAATGGGGACATCAATGAGTGGCGTAATTTTACCTGTTTTAGGTATTGTCGCAGCTATTTCAGCATTAATAGCAATTGGAGTTCTTGTCTATAAAAATTGGGATAAAATTGCTGCTTTTGGTAAACAGGTTTGGAAAAATATTACAATGTTTGTATCAGACACAGCTAATTCCATAAAAAAAGTATGGAAATCTACAGGAGAATGGTTTAACAATTTATGGAAGTCCATTAAAGAAGGCGCAGACAATGTTTGGACTACAATTCAAGAAGCCCCTGGGAAAGCGGCAGATTGGATCAAGAATAAATGGACTGAAACAAAAGAGTTCTTTTCAAATTTATGGTCAAGTATTGCAAACTCTGCTTCAGAGATGTGGAATAGTTTAAAAGAAGGTGTCATATCAGTTATTGATGATTTAGTTTCAAGTGCTGGTGAAAAATGGGAAGGGTTTAAAAATACTATATCTACTGCATGGAAAACAATTACAAGTAAAATCAAATCTGGTTTTGATTTTATACTAAAATATATTGGTCCATTTGTAAGTAGCTTTTCAGATGTGTTCTCTAATATAGTGAAAGCAATAACAAGTATATTTGCTGAGGTTAAAAACATAATAGTAAATGCTTGGGAAATCATTAAGTCTTTAATAGCTGCGCCGCTACTGTTTATTATAGATTTAATTACTGGTGACTTCGAACAAATGAAAGAGGATTTAGATCTAATCTGGAACACACTTGTCCAATCAGTGGTAAATATTTGGACATCTGTAAAAAATATATTTACGGAATATATCGGTGCAATAGTAAATAGTGCCGTTAGTTTATGGACTGGATTCATACAAAGTATTTCTAATATTTGGAATGAAGTAGTTTATCAAGCGACTATGATTTGGATTGATTTGAAACTATTTTTTACTAATTTATGGATTGATATTAAATACAGTGCAATTCAAATGTGGATAAATCTAAAATTCTCCATAATTCAAACTTGGATTGATACAAAATATGGTGCAATTGAACTTTGGAATAATCTAAAACAATGGTTTTTCCAAACGGTTAATAATATCGTGCAAACTCTTATAAAAAGTTGGAACAGCTTAAAGCAAGGAACGATAGATTTATTTAACAATACAGTTCAAGGTGCTAAAGACATTTGGACTTCATTCAAATCTTGGATTGGTGATTTAATTACTGGAACCAAAGATAACGTTATTCAAGGTTGGGAAAACCTAAAACAAGGCACTATAGATACTTTCAACAATTTAGTAAGTGGCGCTCAAGAAGTGTGGGATAATTTAGTAAATGCTGTTAGTGATACGGTTGATAGAGTAACTGGCTGGTTTGATAACTTGAAAAATATCGATTTACTAGCAGCCGGAAAAGCTATCATGGATAGTTTTCTAGAAGGGTTACAAAATACATGGAAATCTGTGCAAGATTTTGTTGGAGGTATTGGTGATTGGATTCGTGAACACAAAGGACCTATCCAATACGATAGAAAGCTATTGATTCCAGCTGGTCAGGCTATTATGAACGGTCTGAATGAAGGACTGACAGGAGGATTCAATGACGTACAAAATACTGTTGGAAGTATGGCGGACTTTATCGCGGAACTTTTCAATGCAAATCCTGATGTAGATATAGCTGCAAATCTGAAAAATGCAAATAAAAACATTGGTGCACAAGTTGAACATAAAGTAAATATGGGCGGCTCTACTAAACCAGCTGTATTTAAATTCAATCTTGGAAGACAATCGTTTAGATTATTTTTGGACGATATTGCACAAGCTATGGGCGAAGGTGCAGACATTAATCTAGAATTTTAGGAGGGAATATTTTGGATCAGCGAGAAAATAAAATGTACTCATTCAAAGATACAACTATTAATCTCAATAGTTCTAAACGATTCCTTCCAACGTCTGCCATGATGTACGATGGAATGTATTTAGAAGATTTGATTGAGGGGTATCAAACACTCACGATTGAAGGTAGAGAAATGCTTTCTGTAGAAGTTGAACAGCAAGAGATACAAATTGGTTCAATCATTACAAATCAGAAAATACCTTCAAGAACGCTAAAAATAACATACAAGTTGGAAGACAGAGATCCAGAAAAACTACAGTTTAAATTCAAAGAGCTGTTGAATTATTTATACCGGAATGAAGACGTGGAAATTAGGTTTCATGATGAATTAGATTTTTATTACTACGGTCGCTATACATCAACTGATACTGTTCCAGGAGACTCCAACTCTATTATTTCAAGTTTTAATGTATTCTGTGCGGACCCACTAAAGTATACAAAAGAATGTGTTAGTGATGGCTATATTGGAAATCCGATACAGTTTCCTATAACACCAAGAAAAATTGAAGTCACTTTATCCATGAATAATTCAATCAAAATTACAAACGGAGAACAAAATATCACGATTACTGACGCGGCAATAAAAACAGGAGACGTGTTGATTTTTGATTTCTCCGATGAGCAGGTAACTGTAAACGGAGAAGATTGTACTTCTATGATTGATTTAGAAAGTGATTTTGAGAACTTTTATCTCAAGCAAGGTCAGAAGATAACTAGCAATAATGGAAACCTTAAAATATTCTATAGGGGGGCGACAATTTGAGTGAGACAGTTTATTTCTTTGATCACTTGCAAAAACTTATTAAAAGAAAAAATAAAAGAAGTTTGATTGAAGTCTCCCAAGAAAAAGAAATTAGTTCTGATAAGAGTGATCTAATGAAAGATACTCTTTACGTTACGACAAAATATGATAAAGAAATAGAGGATGCAAGATATATGGCGATTCGTGAAAACGAGTCGTCTTTTTCGTTGTATCGAATTACTAAAGTTAGCGACCCATCTGAAACATTAGAGTTTACAGGGTTAGGATTTGCGACAAATGAATTAGATGCTTACATCATCAAAGATATTAGGCCGAGTGGGCAGTCCTTAAAAAATGTTCTTGATCGATTGATTGAATTTACTGAAGGAAATTGGCGCGTTGGTCACGTAGAAGCAATGTTACCAACAGTAACTGCAACTTTTTACTATGTCTCTGTAAAAGAAGCGTTGAAAGAATTGCAAACCTTAGGTATGGAATTTGTCTTTAGGTGTTCTTTGAATTCTGATGGAATAAAGGATAAATGGATCGAAGTATATGAACAAATTGGTGAAGAATCGAATACACGTTTTGTATATGGTAGTAAAGCATTAACAGTTGTAAGAGAGATAGATAGAAGCTCAATCTCAACTTCAATGATAGGTCGTGGGCGAGGCGAAGAGGTTGGTGACGGATACGGTAGAAGAATTGAATTCACTGATGTTGAATGGAAAAAGTCGAATGGTGATCCTTTAGATAAGCCTAAAGGCCAAAATTGGCTTGAAGATCCGGAAGCAACTCAAAAGTATGGGATACCACAAAAAGATGGATCAATGAGAAAACGAGAAACCGTAGTAGTGTTTGATGATATAGATGATCCAACAGAATTACTTAAAAATACTTATTCAACCTTAATCGATTCTGCTAGACCGTTAGTACAATTCAAAGCTGAAGTCACTGGAGGAGATGTGATAGGAAATACAGTGACTATTCACAGATACGATAAAGGTTATCACTATAAAACTCGTATTTATAAAACTACATTCAATCGGCTTACCGGTCAAACGAATATCGAACTAGGGGATAATTTAACACAAGATGTTAGAAAACAAACGGCTTCTATTGTCAATAATATTAATAGTTTAGAATCTAGCAAAATGACATTTTACGAATCGACAGAGATTGGAAAATATCAAGATGACATTATGCGAGGCGCAGGAGATAATGGCGGTTCTATTTATTGGGTAAATGGAATTGAAGCTGGTGTTAGTGATAGTAGAGAAATCTATGAAACTGTTTATATGGATGGACCTAACATTCATGGATCACGCTTTTTTATGGTCCAAAATAACTCAGGAATATCTTTCAAACAGTGTAAGAAAGGTGAATGGAAAACAATCCAAGATGTACACAATGGCGATAGTACGACTGCGTGGACGTTGGATGGAACTTTCAATGCTAATTTTATTAAAGCAGGAATTCTTTCCGGCATTCTCGTGCAAGGGGTAGCTTTAAAGACATTGGATGATAAAGATTTCCAATTAGTGGCAGAAGGAGGACAACTTTCTTTTGAAAAAAAGGTCATTTCAACTGGGCTTGACGATGTTCACGGAGAATCGCTTGGATCCATCGTAGCAACTTATGGTGGCGGAAAAATAAATGGGTTTGCTGTATGGAAAGAACCAAACTATATTTTTTCCATTAACGCTGGGGACGGCGGCGATCGAGGAAATCCTGTTTTTCAAATTCCAGCAGATGTTACTGCTGATAAGCGTAAATATAATCTTTACGGTGATGGTAAATTTTCAGAAGGGAATATAACCATGGATGGCCGTCTAGATGTCAAAGAATTATATGTGAATGGCGTTAAAATCGATACAAACGGTGGTCACAATACCGGAGGAAACGATAACGGTTGGAATGGACAATATCCACCAGAAGTAACTACTGATCGGGATAAACGTTATTGGCAGATTTGGACAATGGCAATAGGTGCTGGCTTTACTAAACAAGCTACTGCAGCTTTACTTGGCAATGCACAAGGAGAATCAGATGCTAATCCAACCGCCGATGAGGGCAATGGCGCACCAGGATTCGGATATGGTATATGGCAATGGACGGATTCCACAGGTGCAACTAGCGGACGTGTCTATATGCTCAACTTAATGACAAAGGCTGGCATCAGTGATGATCCAGACACGATCACGGCGCAGTTCAAATTGTTGATGTGGCATGCACCGAACGGTCAATGGCTTGTTACTAGCGCTTATCCTTACACATGGACACAATTCATGAATCTAACCGATATCAACACAGCAGCACAAGCATTCGTGGCTAACTTTGAACGTCCACGTGATCCACATCCAGAACGGACGACATGGGCACAAGAATGGTACGACAAATTCAAAGATTTGGAAATTCCTGCATCAAAAGGATATATAAAACCAATTGCAGATCCAATCAGAGTGACGAGTGAATTTGGCTGGCGCACTTCTCCAATTACAGGCACACAAGAATTTCATAACGGTATTGACCTTGTAAATGGAAATCCTAATACACCTATTTTTGCATCAGCAGATGGCGAAGTGATTGTTGCAGGTGATGCAAATTACTTTGACTGGTATGGAAATTGGACAGTGATTAAACACGCTGATGGAATGTATACAGGCTACGCACATCAAAGCCGAGTAGACGTCTCAAAAGGTCAGAAGGTAACTGCTGGTCAGCAAATTGGACTGATGGGCACTACTGGACCGTCAACAGGAGAACATTTACATTTTCAATTTATGGATGAGTTTTATCCATCATCGGCAGCACATTTTCATAATGCAAGAGATTACATCGATTTCTAAAGGAGGGATAGTCGTGGCAGAAACGCAACATAGAATGGTCCTATCCACCACCGAACCAAATAACGGAATAAATTTGGTTCGGATTCGGCAAGGGGATGCTTTAACGCAAAAGTTCGTTGTTGAAGTGGTGGAACATGGCAAACTAAAAACATTCGATGGCCTAGTGCCATTTTTTATTAATACAACAAAATTTGGCGAAAACCAACCTGTTGAACAAAAAGTACAAGAATACAGTCCAGGACAAGCAAGGCTTGTTTATACGTTAAGTGAGCCTGACTGGCAATGGGGCGGTGAAAACATCGCACATTTCAGTTTCCGATCACTTAATGGTGATGGAACTTGGAGTGAACAATTTAGCACACAAGATTTTACCTATCGAGTCATTTCTGGAATATCTAGAAGCCAGTTACGTGATTCTGGCTATGTGTGGACCTTTGAGGATTTGCTAAGAAAATTCAAAGATTACATGGATCAGGGCAAAAATGACTGGGAGCAGTGGTTAGAAGATAATCGTGAAATACTGGAAAATATCGATCCAGGTGGTACGATTATCAACATTTTGAATGAAGCAAAAGGAGATTATGACAGTTTAGCAGACCGACTGGAAGATATGCAAAATAAAAAGCTTCCTGTACCTAGCTCTATCCGACAGATTACGGATGGTGAATATCCTGTTCCGTCTAATTTCGATGAGGTTATTTCCAAAATTAATGATAAATTATTTAATATCGCATTTATCACAGATACACATGTCGATGGTATGGGGAAAGATAGTGCTTTTGCAACTGGAGATAGCACGACAAATTCTAGGCGTTGGAGTACTTTAGCAAGATTTAAAGAGATGACCAAATATTGCGATGTGACCGTTTATGGTGGGGACAACTGTGATTGTAATAGCGGACGTACAGGAGAATTTAACATTGGTGTTCGTGACTTTGGACGAACGCATTCGATGGCTATACAAAAACGATTCGCAAATTTTGCCGGTGCATGGAAAGAGGATGTCATAGTTTGTCGTGGAAATCACGATACTGGAAAAATTCCTTATGCTTGGATGGGTCACACACCAGAAACTTGTTTAAATAGTACTGATATGCACAAAATATATAACGGCACATATGGAGGTCGTTTGTTCCAAGACAAAGGGATAGCAATTTATCGTATTGATACAGATGATTATAGTGATGAACTAGATAGCAATGGTCAGTACAAAGAATTTAGCGGCCATACAAAAGATGGTGAAGTAGGAAAAATTGGGGCAGAACAATTGAAAGACTTCGGTACTTTTCTCATGAACTTAGATCGCAGCTATCATGTTTTGCTAGTGGGACATATCCCGTTAGATGAGTCTGCTACAGGTGTATGGAATACAACAGCATTGCGAACACTTATTGATGGCTTTAGACAGGGTGTGTCAGTAACGATTGATTATGATTCGTTATCCGGAGAACCATCGAAGATTGTTACAGGAAATGAAGTGTTTGATTTTAGTACAAAAGGACCAGGCATCATTATTGCTTACGTCTGTGGGCATGAACACTGGGAAACCGTAAAAAACTTTGGTGCTTTGAAAATGATATTGGGAACTTGTGCGTTTACAAAAGATACTAATGTTGACTTCGAAGCTTTTTATCAGCTGTCAATCGATAAAGTAGCCAGAACATTGATAATGAATGGTGTGGGACGAGGAACTAAACGGTCATTTTCATATTGAAGGAGTGATAGATAATGTTTGAAAATATGACGAGAGATCAAGCAATTGATCACATGTTAGAACAGTTCGCTATTCATAGTGATGGTGACGATCAGCAAGCGCATGTGATTGCTACTGAGCGAAATGCCGGCTTTGCTTCACCAGAAACGGTGGCGCTAGCAACTGGCCATTTATTAAAAGATAATTACTTAAACGAGAAGTATGATTTTTGGGATATTCCTTTCGGATCATATGCTACTGTTTATGGTTGGGCAGATAACGGCATCCCTTTGCCAGACACGATGGTGCCGGGTGACCTAATTAATTTATATGTATCCGGAGAAGATAACCGACGCAAAGTATACGTGATGGTTGTTCAAAAGAACGGCTCAATTTGGTATTTAAATACTTCTCAAAATACGGGGCAAGGAGGAGGTAATAGTAATTCAACCGTTTGGAAATATATTCCGCAAACAACGATTCTCTGGACACAAGATAGTTCACCTGCAAGCGTTGGACAAAATATGAATTTAGCTGCATCAACCAGACGTTTCAGACGTTTGCGTTTCACAATTAATGGGATAGGCACTCAATTTGTTATTGAGACACCTGCAGTAGACAATCCTGTAATCGTGTTTTCAGCAGTTGCTGGAAGTATAAATGAAAGTTACCAAGTTAGAATAAATTTGGAAATGGTTCGGGATAACATCGTCTTGAAATTTTCAAAATGTCGTTTAGTTACTCATAAAACTACAGGCACAACTTTTTCAGATGACACAGGTTTTACGATTGCGGGTATCGAAGGGATTTATTAATGTGGGGTTCTAATTTAATACAAGGAAGGTGATTAGGTGGCACAAAAAACAGGAAAAGTGATTGTTCCAACAGAGCCAGCCAGTCGGGCAATGACAATCACTGGTTTTACGTTCAAATCCTATGATAAGAAAGCTGGCGTATTACAATTTGAAATTAAAAATCAAGACGGAAGTCCAACCGATTTAATCGATGCGACTGTTCGTCTTTTTATGTACATCTATCAAGGGGAAGAAAAAAAAGAGTTCCCAATTTTTGATAACCAGATTATTACTGAAAGCTACATGCAAGGCGTTGTAAAATATCCGATTCCTGACATGTTACTTTCTTATGAGGGGAAAGTTGATGCCAATGTTTACATCGATTTTCCAGATGGCAGTCATACTGACAATTTGGCGTTTACTTTCAATATTGAGAAATCTGTTATTGATGACAATGCCCAATTGAATGGGAAATATTATTTTAAAGACTTTCAACAACTACTTGATGGGGTCAAACAAGAGGCGACAGATGCTGTTAACGCAGCATTAACAAATGTGGATTCTACGATTGAAAAGGCAAACCAACAAATAAATGAATTTGTAGAGGGAGCCACACAAGCAATTGATCAAACTGTTGACGAGGTAACAGAGCAACTACAAGCTACTCAAACTAAGATTGATACCGTTTCTCAAAACGTTACATCGGCACAAAACAATCTTAAAGCAGTTGAAGACAAGATGAATCAAACCAATCAGCAAATCGGTGATCTCGGCAAGCTGAAAAAGATGTACAGTAACAGCTTAGACTTTGGGGACTATGATTATTCTGGAAGAGCTAACTTAGCACCTAACCTAGATTTTAGCAAGTTTAGTGGTTCAACTACATCAATAGTACCACCAGTAGCTTGTTTCAAAGACCGTGGAACTTATTTAGAACTGGATGGTAGCGAACCATCAGTTGCTAACACAAATAGAAACATACATGTACCTAATTGTCCTCCTTGGATTCCGGGAAATACCTATGTCGTGACTGTACCAATGATGGTAAGTGATGATTTTAATGATTTTAGAACAGCCTTTGTTTGTAAACTGAAAGATGGTACTGCTTTAAAAACACTAAATCCACCTAGAGAGGGAATTGGAACATGGCAAAATGTAACAGGAGTTTTTACTGTTCCTAAAGATTTGAATGCCGATACAACTTATCTTCAACTTTGGCAACCAAAAGAGGGTAAAGGTAAACTCTACATTGGTTATGATATTAAGATTGAGAAAGTAACGTCAACAAGTGATACAGCCACGCCATATCAACCTAACTTACTTGATACTCCATATTACTTGAGTAAGGTGGCATTGGGTGGGAACCTTGTCGAAAAGAGCGTTCAGTTCCCGATTCAATCTACTGAATACCTAGTATACTATAAGACTATCTCAGAAAACTATGTACTTGGTCAAGAGTACACGGTGTCAATAAAAGCGACCAAGCCAGCTACACAACAATTCTATGTTTATGTAGACGGTGGCAAAAATAAAAAAGTAACACTTTCACCAGTTGAGGGCTTGACTGATGTCTGGGAGGGTACGTTCACCGTAGACCAAAGTGACATGAACAATGGAGCTAGTAAGCATCTCAGCATTTTCCAATATCCGCAAGCGACCAAAGGGACCGTTAAAATCGACTGGCTCAAGATTGAAAAAGGCGACACACGAACACCAAATATTAGTCAGTTTAAATACTTCGGTGAAGGCTTGAAAGACAGCAACAATCCGAATGATTACAGTTGGGATGTCACACCTGAATATACTGAAAAAAGCTTGAATAATACGGTTAGTTTGACCGAACCCCAGTCAGTTGAAGGTTTAAAAAACTTTGAGGATGGGTTGCAGATTGCAGGTAAAGAAGTTGCTACAGTTCCAGAAGATACAGGATGGGTAAATCTAACAGCAATCAATGGTCACTCATGGAACAAACAGGGACAAATCAGGAGAATTGGAAAACTAGTAATGTTCCGTGGATCATTAAAAGGTAGCACGCTAAGTACACAAGATTTTTGTACGATTCCAGAAGGATTTAGACCAAGTAATCCAACTGATAATTATGAGTATCAATTCTTGTTACCACCACAAAGTAGCAATACTTTAGACAATGGCGGGATGGCTTATATCCGACCGAACGGCGTTTGCGGTCTACCTTCATTTAGGGGAACAGTCAACTTGTTTTTAGCGCCAATTCAATACTATATAGACTAGGAGTGAAATAAATGAAAGATATTTGGAAATATGGACGTACTGGCGGAGAGTACGCAGGAAAAGTATTGGACGACATGCTTGTATCCGTTCCTTACACAGATCAGCCTCCACTTGAAGGGGTACGTGCTGATGGCAAACCGTTAACGATCGCTGATCAGATGTTTGATCCTAAATTGAACCAATGGATTGTTTTAGCGAACACACTGGATCACAACGATTTAAACAATCTCAAAGCGATGTACGAGGCTCTGGAACATGAAAACGACAATCTAAAACAGCTAAATGCCAAACTCATGCTAAACGATGTAGCAATTAAACAGGAAAACACTGCCTTGAAAGAAAAAGCTGACAGTTTAGCACAAATCAATTCAAAGACAATGCTTGCTTCGCTTCAAAACAGCAAGGATATTAAAGAAATTAAAGAGCAACTAAATCCAGCTTCAAAGGGAGGTGAGTAGTATGTTTAGTTTTAGCGATGTGAAAATGATGTATGATTGGGGCTGTTTTACTGACGATCAAGTTCGTGAATTTGTTCCACTATGCATTACAGACGAAGAAGCAGATAAAATTATTAGCAAAGAAGAGAGCGCATCTTAAGTGATGCGTTTTTTTGTTGGAAAGTTGGTGGAACATGAAAGAAGAAGCGCTCCAAGACGTTGTGGAGAGATTAGTAAGAATTGAAACAAAATTAGACAACTACGAATCACTTAGAGAAAAGGCTGATAGTGCAAAAGATTTGGCAGATAAAGCCTATTCAGTAGCACTAAACAATGCAGAAGACATCAAGGAAATGAAAAACAATAATAAATGGGCTTGGGGCTATATGATTGGCTTAGGCATTACAATCATTGGCTATTTCCTAACTAAACTATAAAGGAAGCGAAAAAATGATTTTACCAGACAAATACTATCAAATTATCAAATGGGCAGTATTGACGGTATTGCCAGCTGTTTCTGTGTTGGTTGCGACACTTGGAAAGGCATATGGTTGGCAAGAAACAGACGCCGTTGTTCTAACGATTAATGCAGTAGCAACATTTTTAGGCGTTATCACTGGTGTGTCTGCTTATAATTTGAAAAAATAGGAGGAAACAAATGAAGAAGAAAATCATTTTATCATTGAGCCTGTTAATGGCTCTTTTTTTATTGCCTTCGAATGCTTTTGCCTACACTATTAACAATGAATTTAATTTAGGTGTAAATGAAGGTAGCTCACAAGTAGCAAATAATCAGTACATTTTACTGCATGAGACGGCTAACGAAACAGCAACAGGACGAAATGAAGCGCAGTATATGCAACGTTCATGGACTAGCGCTTACACTGCTTATATTGTGGGAGACGGTGGAATTGTTTATCAAGTCGGACAACCTGGTTATGTACAGTACGGGGCTGGTTCGTATGCTAATGCCAACAGTCCTGTGCAGATTGAGTTACAGCACACACATGATAAAGCAACGTTTGAGAAAAACTATAAGGCATACGTTGAATTGGCTAGAGATTCAGCAATGAAATATGGTATTCCATTAACATTGGATACTCCTTATAACCAACCAGGAATCAAATCGCATTTATGGGTAACGCAAAATATTTGGGGAGATCATACAGATCCTTACGGTTATCTTTCTGAAATGGGCGTAAGTAAAGAAAAGCTTGCTTATGATTTAGCTCATGGATTTACAGATGACAATCCAACTACTTCAGATGATAAACCAGTCATTGATCCAACTAGAGCAGGTGCAGCAAATCCTACGCTGACAGATGGAACAAATTACGCCCACATTGATCAGTTTGGGGAAATCGAAAACGCAAACTTGCATGTAGCTGGTTGGCACATCGCTAACTATAAATACGAGTATATTTTCATCATGGACTATAATACTGGAAAAGAACTAGCACGAGTAAATGCTAATGGCGTTTCACGCCCAGACGTAAACCAACCCTACGGCACTTATGGTAACGTTGGTTATCATGTATCTTTCAATATGCGTAATTTTCCTAACAAGAAAGTATATGTTATGATGCGTGCAACGAACGATCCGAAAGGTAACACGCAAGGTGGAGCGCAAGATTTTCATGACAAACGTTGGTATTTAAATATTCCACAACGATAA